TGCGGCTGCTAACGGTGCAATCAGTATCAGTTCTGCAACTAATAAGTACTACAGAAAAGTTAAAGTTTCAAACTTAATGTAATATTTAAAAAGAATACTAAAAGGGGGGTTCGCTCCCCTTTTTTTTAGCGTTATAAATAAAGATATAAATGTAAGGAGTTTGTAGTGGTAGATAATAATCCGTTGTCAAGACAACCAACAAATTTGGACTATGCAAGTCCTACACAATTTGCTTTTAATATATTGCAACTTCCAAAAGTGCAATTTAATACTACAGCGGTATCTGTTCCAGACTTGACTTTGGGGGAGGCAGTTATACCTACACCATTTAAAGATATACCAATACCAGGCACAAATATTACATATGGTAATTTAGATATTACTTTTATTGTTGATGAAGAATTAGAAAATTATAGAGAAATACATGGATGGTTAACTGGAATTGGTTTTCCACAACAAAGAAGTCAATTTTCATTTTTTAGAAATACTACCTCTGTAACACCAAGTGATGCTAGAACTATATCGGTTGACCAAGTTGGAAGTGCTGTTGCTGACAGATCAATGTATTCTGATGCAACATTAACTATATTATCAAACAAAAATAATCCAATTGTTGAAGTACGATTTGAAGATATTTTTCCAGTATCGGTAGGTGCATTATCATTCACTCAAGCAGCAACGGATGTAGAAAATTTAACAGCAGAGGTAAGTTTTAGATATAAAATATATACTATTAATAAGATATAAATAGTATTAACAAAGGATATATTATGACACTAGATGAATTGAAGATTCAAGTCGCAAATGACTTGGTAGTAAATGATGAAAAGTTAGATACCGAATCTCTCAAAAACCAAGAACTTTATGCAAAATATCTAGACCACAAAACTAGATACGAATTACTTTTGTACAAAGCAAAAGGAGAGTATAAAGTTATTTACAGAGATAAGTGGGAATATTACGGTGGTAAAGCTGATGCAAAAATTTATGCAACAAAACCGTTTGATTTAAAAGTATTAAAAACAGACTTATCAATATACATAGAATCCGATGAAGATATCATTCAAATCGAACATAAAATTATGTACCTTGAAACAATTGTCAAATATATTGATGGTGTTTTAAAATCTATCCAAGGTAGAGGGTGGGATATTAAAAACGCTATTGCATTTAGACAATGGGAGCATGGAATGTAATGTCTTACGGATGGCCTTATATAACTAAAGAAATACCACAATATTTAATAACCATGACTATGGATAGAGTTAGGGGTGCAAAAGCAGCTCAAACTCATAATCAAACTGGAAAAATTAAAAGAGACTCCTATGTTTCTTTTATAGAAGATGCAGATATACGAGAACACTTTTTACAGATTGCTAAAAAAGTTAATCAAGAAGTGGGTTGGGGATTTGATATAGATGCAATAGAACCATTACAATATGGAGAGTATCCTATAGGTGGTGAATATGGTTGGCATCAAGATGCTCACACAGAACCATATAAAGATGGTAGAGTAAGAAAAATGTCATTCTCTGTTTTTTTAAATGACACTTTTGAAGGTGGAGAGTTTGATTTAGAAATATACTCGCCTGCTGTTAAAGATAGATATGAAACATTTCATTCATTACCAGATACAGCACTTTTCTTTAAATCTGACCAGTGGCACAGAGTTCGTCCAATTACAAATGGAATAAGAAGAAGTCTTGTGGGTTGGGTATTAGGTTCAAAATGGAAATAGTATCACATCATAATCATGAATTAAGAGAAAATATAATTAAAGATATCAATAAAGTAAATCCTAATTTAGTCATTGATGTAGGATGTGGTAGTTATTGGAGTAAATCAAGAATACAGAATGTGGTAGGATTTGATCAAATAACTCCTAAACGCTTTAAAGAAAAACAAGATCATAAACATATGTTCTTTAAATTTAGTGAACCAGATTATATCTGCTCAATAAAAGAGGCAAAGTTTGAGCCAGAATGTGCAGATGTTGTAATGTGTTTAGGTAGTATGAATCTTTCTTTAGACGAGTTCTCATTTAATCGTAGATGGACAAATGTAGATATATTATCAGACTTTAATATTATATATAAATGGTCAAGAAAATATATAGTTATGAGAACGAGATGGGAACTAGATTTTATAGAGGAAGTTGCAAACCTATATAATTTAAAGTTAGTAGGTGAAATAAAAAAATTTAAAACTGAACATGAAAATCAGTTGAACTATAAAGAAAAATATAGTTATTACTGGTGGTGGATGAAAAAGTGAAACTAATCAAAAAAAATGAAGTGTTTATGACGGTTAGTGATGTTGATGAAGATGTTGAACACAACCTCAAAGACTATTTTACTTTTGAAGTGCCAGGCGCCAAATATATGCCCCACTACCGAAGGCGTTTATGGGATGGAAAGATAAGGTTATATGAACTAAGAACAAGTTCATTATATACTGGCTTGATGGCCTATGTCAAGCGTTTTTGTAAAGATAATAATATTAATTTAGAAACGGAAGGATTCGACAATGAACGGAATGTTATTCGTGGAGATGTGGAGACATTCGCCTCCTCAATACTACCCACAAAAATTAAAATGCGAGACTATCAAATTGATGCTATCCAACATGCTATATCAAAAAATAGGTGTTTTCTTGTATCTCCTACTGCTTCAGGCAAGTCACTCATAATTTATATCTTAACTAGATATTATCAATTATTACAAGAAAAGAAGATATTAATTATAGTTCCAACTACATCTTTAGTAGAACAGATGTATGGAGATTTTATTTCCTATGGAATGGATAGAAAAAAACTTCACAAGATATATTCTGGACATGATAAAGACACAGAGTTACCTATAGTTATTTCAACTTGGCAGTCAATTTACAAGATGCCTAGAACCTATTTTAATCAATTTGGTTGTGTGATAGGAGATGAGGCTCACTTGTTTAAATCTAAAAGTCTTACTAAGATTATGACTTTTCTTACAGAATGTAAATATAGATTTGGATTTACTGGAACTTTGGATGGTATGGAAACTCATCAATTAATCTTAGAGGGATTATTTGGCACAGTTCAAAAAGTAACTACCACAAAACAATTAATAGATAAAGGAACACTTTCACAACTAAATATTAACTGCATAGTTTTAAAGCATGATAAAGAAGAGTGTAAAAGAGTTAAAAAATACGATTATCAAGAAGAAATGAATTACATTGTTTCACATGCTAAACGAAACAATTTTATCAAAAAGTTGGGGGAAACTGTAAAGGGTAACACATTAATCCTTTTTCAACTTGTAGAGAAACATGGTAAACCACTCTATGATATGATAAAGGATTTAAATAAGAAGGTATTTTTTGTTTACGGTAATACAGAAACTAAAACTAGAGAAGAGATACGAGGAATTGTTGAAAATGAAAAAAACGCAATCATTATTGCTTCTTATGGTACATTTTCTACGGGCATCAATATTCGCAATCTTCACAACATCGTGTTCGCATCACCATCTAAAAGTAGGGTACGAGTGCTCCAATCAATTGGCCGTGGATTGCGTAAGGGCGATAATAAAGATTCCGTTTTAATCTTTGATATTGCAGATGATATATCATATCTAAGTAGACAGAATTTCACATACAGACATTTCCAACAGAGACTAAATATATACAAGACAGAAGAATTAAACTATAAGGTAGAAAAGGTAAAATTATATGAGTAATGAAAAATATCATGTTTTCAAATTAAATAATGGTGAAGATGTAATCTGTAAGTTAATTAAAGCTACCGATGAACATTATGAGATTTCTGACCCTATGAAAATGGATTTGTTTTCCAAACACGGCCCAAAAGGGTTTATGGAAACTTTAGGATTATCTAGATGGTTACAACCATTCACAGATGAAACTGTACATAAAATTCCAAGTGATTCTGTTACGTTAAGAATAGATGCTTCAATCGGACTAGGTAGATATTACGAATATGTTGTTGCAAAAATGGACAATATGAAATCAGAGGATTGGGGTAAATTACCCTCACCAGAACAACTATTAGCAGATGAAATGCCATCAGACGCTTTTGATGAGTATGACAGCACAGAAGAGTGGCAAGATTTATACGGCGATTTACTACGAAAAAAGACAATTCATTAACAAAATAAAACTTGACAATAGCCCCAAATTGATGTAGTATAAGACCTAACTACAAGGATATATTAGGATGATTAAAAAACAAAAACCACACTATGTAGATAATAAGAAGTTTCTTCAAGCGATGAAGGAATATAAACAACTATGTGTAGAGATGGAAGAAACAGATGATAAACCACCTATATCTAATTATATTGGTTCGTGCTTTTTAAAGATAGCACAAGGGTTGTCTTATCGTCCTAACTTTATAAATTATACATACAAAGATGAAATGGTTGCAGACGGTATTGAAAATTGTTTACAATATTTACACAACTTCAATCCAGAGAAATCCAATAATCCCTTTGCATATTTTACACAAATTATATACTATGCATTTCTTAGACGAATTGCAAAAGAAAAGAAACAAACACATGTGAAACATCAACTTATTTCAAAACAAGAATATATTCCTTTTGATACAATTGATGGTGATACTTCAAAGTACAGTGTCGTAGGATTTGATCCAAATGTAATGGTGCCAGATGAAGCAGTATATAAACCAAAAAAGAAAAAAGAAGAAACAGAGAGTAAAAGAGTTGGATTAGAAAATTTTATGGATGAAGAGGATATAAAATGAAATGTTGGTTTTGTCACACAGAATTAATATGGGGTGGTGATCATGATGTTGACGATGAGTTAAATGAAGAAGAGTTTGACATGGAAACGAATTTAACATGTCCAAACTGCGAAGCCTTTGTGTTAGTTTATCGTAAAAAAGAAATACAAGGAAGATTTAACGTATGAAAATTGCTTTAGTAACCGACACTCATTTTGGTGCTCGGAATGATAATATATTTTTTGACGATTACTTTTATAAGTTTTATGAAGGAATATTTTTTCCATATCTACAACAACATAATATAAAACACTGCATCCATCTCGGCGATGTGATGGATAGAAGGAAGTATATTTCCTATAGAACTGCAAAAAACTTTAGAGAAAGATTTCTTTTACCTTTTAATGTCTTAGATATTAACTTACATATGTTAGTTGGTAATCACGATATCTATTTTAAAAATACAAATGATGTAAACTCTTTGCAAGAACTTATAGGTACTAACTATAAAAACATTCGTATGTATGCAGAACCAGAAACCGTGGACTTTGGTGGTATGCCTATTCTTATGTTACCTTGGATTAATCCATCAAATGAAATATATTCATTTGGTATGATTGATGAAACACCAGCAACGGTTTGTATGTCTCATTTAGAACTTAAAGGGTTTGAAATGCATGCTGGACATGTATCGGAAACTGGTTGGGAAAAGAAAGAGTTTCAAAAATTTGATACTGTATTTTCTGGTCACTTTCATAAGAAATCAGATGATGGACAAGTGTTTTATTTGGGAACACCATATCAGATGACATGGAGTGATTATGGATGTCCAAAAGGGTTTCATATATTTGATACAGAAACTAGAGAATTGACTAGAATAGAAAATCCTCATCAAATATTTCAAAAGATATATTATGATGATTCTATGAAGAATTATGATAACCACGATTTTACACAATATGCAAACAAGTATGTAAAACTCATTGTTGTAAATAAAAAAGATTTATATACATTTGATAAGTTTACAGAGAAACTTTTAAAAGCAGATGCACATGAAGTAAAAATTGTAGAAGATTTTTCAGAATTAAATGCTAACAATGTATCAGATGAAATTGTAGAAGGAACACAAGACACACTTACAATTTTAGATAGGTATGTAGATGACTTATCAATTGACTTAAATAAAAAGAAACTAAAATACATTATGAAACAACTATACACAGAAGCACAAGACTTAGAAATATGAGAAGAATATTATGAAAATTTTGATTATGGGTTTACCCAATAGTGGAAAAACTTGGTTAGCAAATAGATTGGGAAAAGAGTTATCTGTTCCTACTTGGGATGCTGATGTAGTAAGAAAAATATACAATGATTGGGATTTTTCTATTCAAGGAAGAGCCGTTCAAGCTGATAGGATGAGAACACTTGCAGAGTTAGATCAAGTAAGTATTAGTGCATTTATTTGTCCACTACCAGCATTAAGAAATAACTTTAGACCAGATATATTGATCTGGATGGATACCGTACAAGCATCACCGTATAAAGATACTGATGCTCTGTTCAAACCACCTATTAAAATAGCAGACATAAGGATAACAAAATGGATAGCCGAAAACCAACTGTACAAATGCTTGGAAGGTTTCAGCCTTGGCACGATGGACACACAGAGCTTTTCAAAAGAGCTCATTCAAAGACTGGCCAAGTTGCAATAATGGTTCGTGATACTGGTGAAGGGTATCATGACAGCGTGGATGTAAAAATTAAACTATCTAATGCTGGTTTCTTATATGATGTTGACTATATTATTATGGATGTTCCTAATATAGTGAATATTACATATGGAAGAGATGTTGGTTATAAGATTGAACAAGAACATTTTGATGAAGAAATTGAAAGTATATCTGCAACAGAGATTAGGGGGATACCAGTTTGATTATATTTAAGAATGTGAAGTGGAAGAATTTTTTATCAACTGGCAATACTAGTACAAGTATTGATTTAGACAGAAACCCACAAACACTTATTGTTGGAGATAACGGTGCTGGTAAGTCTACAATACTAGATGCACTATGTTTTGGTTTGTTTGGTAAACCATTTAGAGTGATTAGTAAAAATCAATTGATTAATTCTATTAATGGTAGTGGTACAGAAGTAGAAGTTACATTTCAAATTGGAACAAAAAACTACAAAGTATTTAGAAGTATCAAACCAAATAAGTTTGAAATCTATTGTGATGATGTAATGGTGAATCAAGAAGCGCATGCTAGAGATTATCAAAAGATACTAGAACAACAAATTCTAAAACTAAACTATGGTTCTTTCACACAAGTGGTAATACTTGGTAGTGCATCATGGGCTCCGTTTATGCAACTTAAAGCAATGAAAAGAAGAGAAGTTGTTGAAGAGATATTAGATATAAAAATCTTTTCAATGATGAATATGATTGTAAAAACACACATAAAGAATATTGTAGATGAAACTAGAGAAGTTTCACATAAGTTTGAGGTTACACAAACAGAATTTGATTTATCTAGTAAGTATATCAATGAAAGTAAAAGTGAAAAAGCAAAACTAAGAACCGATAAGAAAAGACAGATAGAACAAAATAAAAAAGAAATAGGTAGAAGAGAAAATGAAATTGATGAATTAAAATCTAAAAAAGAAGAATATCTAGGACAGATTTCGGATGCAAATAAAGTAGAACAAAAAATACAGAAGATGTTGGGTATTCGTGCTACTCTAGTAGAGAAACATAAAAGTCATAGTAAATCAGTTGATTTTTTTAAAGACAATGAAACATGTCCGACATGTGATCAAGAAATCGCTCAAGCATTTAAAGATGAAATCCTCTCTACTAAACAAGGAGAACTTGACGAACTAGAAGATGGTATGAAACAACTCAAACAAGAGATGGAAAATACTCAAAAAAGACAAGAAGAGATAGAAACTAATACTCAAAATATTAGAGAGTTAGATGTGAAAATATCTTCTATAGGGTATTCTAAATCAGAGTTGGAAAAGTTTAATGTTAAACTAGAAACAGAACTAACACAGTTAGATAGTAACGAAAAGTCAGCAGATGAAACTAACTTAGACGGTTTACAAACTAAATTAGATGAGTTAGATAAACAACAATCATCTTTAAAAGATGAACAACAATATAATGAAGCTGCAAAAGCAATGTTACAAGATACTGGAATCAAGACTAAGATTATTAAACAGTATCTTCCTATCATGAATAAACTAATAAATGCTTACTTACAATCTATGGAATTTTATGTAAACTTTAATTTAGACGAAAACTTTAATGAAACTATTAAGTCACGATATCGTGATGAGTTTAATTATGCTTCATTTAGTGAGGGTGAGAAAATGCGAATAGACCTCGCATTACTATTTACTTGGCGTGCAATTGCAAAAATGAAAAACTCTACGAATACTAATCTATTAATACTTGATGAAATATTTGATAGTTCACTAGATGGAACTGGAACAGAAGAGTTCTTAAAAATACTGGGAACTTTAGAAAATGAAAACATATTTGTTATATCACATAAGGGTGACCAATTAACAGACAAATTTAGAAACTCAATAAGATTTGAGAAGATAAGAAACTTTAGTCATGTTGCTGCTTAATGGGTAAGAGGAGTGATTTTGAAAGAGTCGAGAGGGATTTTTATCCTACACCTTGGCAAGCAGTAGAACCTCTTGTTCCACATTTACCAGAGGAGTTTGCATTTGCTGAACCTTGTGCTGGTGATGGTGCATTGGTAAATCATATTGAAACTTTGATGGAAGGTGGTTGGTGTTCATGGGCATCAGATATTGAACCACAGAAAAAAAGTATTATTAATAAACACTTTAGAGATTTGGGTGAACATGAGTTTTTAGAAGCTGATTATATCATTACAAATCCGCCTTGGGATAGAAAACTATTACATCCTATGATTGAATACTTTACTGCATTTAGACCTACATGGTTATTGTTTGATGCTGATTGGATACATACTAAACAGAGTGTTCAATATCTACCACTTTTAAAAAAGATAGTAAGTATTGGTAGAGTGCAATGGATACCAGACAGTAATTCCACAGGCAAAGATAACTGTTGTTGGTATTTGTTTAGTAAGGGTGATTCACAACTAATTCAATTTGTGGGGAGAAAATAATGGAGAAAAAAGTTTTAGTCTGTATTGGTGACAGCTGGACAGATGATAATTTTAACAGTTCTGTTTATCCAGATATGGATACTAATTGGCCTAAATGGCCAAAACATCTTGCTGATATGTTAGATATGGAAGTCTTAAATCTAGGTACATGTGGGTCTGGTAATCAACAGATATTCAATAAAGCTGTTGATGCTACAAATTATGCTGATAATATTGGTGGTGTGGTTTGTATGTGGAGCGAACCAGATAGAATTGATTTTGAAGTTCATGACCCCAAAAAACAGTGGAATGGATATAATACTATAACAAACAGCGCTTTTCTTCATTGGAGTCCTAGACGCTCAGTAGGATTAAAAAGACAGACTCATCAACCATTATTGGGGATTGATGAAATCTCTACAGCGGTTCGTAGATGGAATCAAAATCACATGAATAATGGCAGCCCTTCAAAATTTGATCCTCTTGCAGAGGAAGTATTAGATTTAGGTATATGGCAAATGGAAACATCGTGGAGACAGAGTCTACGATACTGGTATTCAGTTCAAAGTATTTGCGAAAATGAAAAAATACCATATTTACAGATAGTAGGAACGAATCCATTTTTTACTTGGTTAGAGGAACAAGATTATAAGGTAGAAAGAAGAAAAGTAATAGATCATTTAATGACTACAGATTATATGCTTTCTATAAATAATGATACATTTGTCGGTTGGCCTATATTTGGAGATATTGGTGGAGATACAGCATCATCAATAATCCACAATGAAAAGTATAGAATGGGAGTAAATGATTCGCATCCAAACGAATCAGGCCACAGATATCTGGCAGAATACCTATATAAAGAGTGGAACACCAAGTGGGCGTGAT